GATCATGATAAGTTTGCTGAAAATTGCAATAACTTTCAGTGCCCTATTCTTATCTCTTATAACAATGACGACAAAGTAATTGATAGGTTTACTAATTGGAAAACTGCTGAGTTTTCTCATACTTATACAATGAGATCAGTTGGAACATATAATAAAGATCAGCAGGAAAGGAAGGAATTAGTTTTATTAAATTATGATTTATGAATTGAAAGATTGGTTGAATTCTATCAACCAGACAAAGAAAAACTTAATTGATGAAAATCCCTTATCGGAAAATGAATATCCTCCATTTGTAATAAACAAATGTTTATCTGGACATATTGATTGTTTGATGTATTCAAATGAGATGAATATGAATCATAATCTAGATAAAAAGTTACAATATGATTTCTTTATAAATATTTTGAGAACTAAGAAGAGATTTTCTCCTTGGATTCGTAAAGATATAGTCAAAGATCTTGATTATGTTAAAAAATATTATGGATACAATAATGAAAAAGCACAACAAGCTTTGAATATTTTGACAAAAGATCAAATTAACTTTATTCGCAATAAATTTGAAATTGGAGGAAGAAAATGACTGTGGTAAATGAACCTGAAGTAAATTGGAAACCATCTGATATGGTGGAAGTATCTCTAAATGAACCAGATGATTTTCTAAAGGTTCGTGAAACTTTGACTCGTATTGGAGTTGCTTCTCGCAAGGAAAAAAAACTTTACCAGTCTTGTCATATTTTACATAAGCAAGGTAAATATTATATCGTTCATTTTAAGGAACTATTTGCTCTTGACGGTAAAAATACTAATTTGACTGTAAATGATATTCAAAGAAGGAATCGTATTGTAAATCTTATTTCTGATTGGGGACTTATTAATGTAATTGATGAGGAAAAGATAAGAGATATTGCACCTTTGAATCAGATTAAAGTTCTTTCTTATAAAGATAAATCTGATTGGACTTTGGAAGCAAAATACAATATTGGATCTAAGAAGAAGAGAGTAGAAGAAACCGAATAATTTTAAAGAGGTTCTTGACAAATCTTTTTTATTTGTTATGATACTTAGGTCTGATAAGTTGGTATTCAAGACTTAATACTTGAAAAATTATGAACAAATTTATTACCTGTGACATCGGCAAAAAAGAAACCTATGTTTTTGTCCCAGAGACAAAAAATCACTATGTTATTTCTAACGAAGACTTTATTCAGTTAAATATTCCAGAACTGAATGGTCAAGATATTATTATTGAAGATGCTCACATCAGAGCACAAGAAGACAATAGTCTTGCTCAAAGTTGGACAATTGAGCAACTGAAGCAGTTGCGGTCTTGTGCTGATTCTATGAATATTGAGATTCTTTGTTTTCCACAAAAGGTTACTCCAAAAGCAAGAAAGATTGCTTCGATCGGGTTGAGAGAATATCTACTTGCAAAAAGTGATCCAAATGACATTGAATCAATCGCATTTTATCTTCAAGAGTTTCCAGAAGCATATGATGCTTTGAAAATTTTTGATCCTGTTGAATACAAAACTTTTGAGAAAAAGGTTTCTCATATCTATGTTGACAGAGATGCTTTGACAGAGGATTCAAATGGTGCAAGAAATCAACAATATGGAATTAAAACTGATTACTCTGATGCAGTGGTTGAATGGATTAAAAAATATCTTTTCAAACTTGCTAGTGAACTTGATTCTGATACGAGAGAGTGGGCTGGTATTGAATTAAATAAAAACAACTCCGGATTAAAAGACGGTCTTAAAAAGTATACCAGTTCAAAACTTAAATTCATCTATGGAGTTATCAATACTCTTATTGTTCCTTCTACAGGTGATCTAAGAGTAAGATCTGATATTAATAAAGTTCCATATTGGAAGTATGCAAAGAAAGTATATTTTGGTTTAACTCCATATCACATGCACGCTGGTGTGACTGCATCAAACTACAAGTATCACAAACGTAAAGCAGGTTCTTCCTGTAAAAAGAGTATGAGTCTTGAGTCTAAGAATGCCGTCAAGAATCTTGATGATGTTCGTGAGATCCGAGAAGCAATGAAAGAGTCTGACAGACACCTTCGTGACCTTTGGAGAACTGCCCGTAAGATGATTGTTGAGGATGGTCTCCGTTAGTATTCACAAAGAAAAACTCTTGTTAGTTTTCATGTCTTAATACTCAACCATCTTCAAATCTTTTAGTTAGTATTCAACATTTAATACTAACTAAAAACCAGTTGGTATTCAGATTGGAAAACTTTTATTAGTTTTCACGGCAAAATACCCGTAAAAACCAGTTGGTATTCAGATTGGAAAACTTTTATTAGTTTTCAGGTCAAAATACCCGCAATAAAAAGGGGGGGTTTTCAACACCCCCTTTTTTATGACTTATGTTATAATTAGTAGTGGATGCCTTCGGGGTCTACAAAACACAATCTCGCTTATTAAGGAGAAGTCAAATGTCTTTAGCAAAGTATAATGCTGCAAACTTAGATCAGTTGATGGATCGTATTGCAAAAAATTCAATCGGAATGGATCAATATTTTGATAGAGTTTTCAATACCTCTGTAAATAACTATCCTCCATACAATGTGATTGAGTTAAATAGTAATGAAACTAGATTAGAAATTGCACTAGCAGGATTTAAGAAGGAGCAAGTAAATGCTTACACCGAGTATGGAAAACTTTTTGTCAGGGGGGAAAAAGAGACATCTGATGAAGAGGGAACGTTTATCCACAAGGGATTGGCTCAGAGAAACTTTGAAAGATCCTGGACCCTTTCTGAAGACACAGAAGTCTCAAACGTCGTATTTGAAGACGGACTTTTATCAATCACATTGAAAAAGATAGTTCCAGAAGCACATAAACGTAAAGATTATCTATAAATAAATTTGGGGAATCCCAAATATCGTCGCAATAAAGGAGATTCTGGCAAAATCCAGAGCATCTCCTTTTTTATTGCAAAAAAATCTCTGAGATGCTATACTACATAAAGAGGAATGCTATGAGGTAATTATGTCAATCAAAATCGTAATGTTAAAGTCACTGGAAGATGTGATCTCTGAAGTAAAGGAAGTTTTTTCTGGAGATAAAGTAGTACGCTATATTCTAGTAAATCCATTCACACTAACCTTCAGGGAAGAAGCACAGGTTAAGTTTTATCCATATGCTCCACTTTCTAGTGATAAAGATATTTCGATCCCATCTGACTGGGTAGTATCTGTTGTAGAACCTATGGAAGAAATTAAAAACTCATATTTGGAGAATATCAATGGAAAATCTGAAAGTACTGATAGCTAAGCCAAACTTAGTTTTAATCACTCAAATTGAAGAAGTAGAAACAGAGTTAGGTGAACCTGACTGCAAGTTAATAAAACCTTTTGAACTTTTCAAGAATGATGAAGGTAAATATGATCTAAAGAAATGGCCAGATTTTACAGATCAGAGGGAGATGAAAATTCATTCAGACTCTATCTTTACAATTTTGAGTCCAACTTCTTGGCAAGTTGAAATGTACAAAAAATTAATTAAATGAAGTTTTATACAAATATTGTCCTAGTCGGGAATGAAATTCTTTCCCGAGGATTTGATAATGGAAAGTCTTTTCAGAATAGGGAAGAATTTTACCCAACTTTATATGTACAATCTAGTAATAAGACAAAATATAAAACACTTGATGGACAATATGTTGAAGAAGTAAAACCAGGGACAGTTAAAGAAACTCGTAACTTTATTGAAAGATATAAAGGTATTGATAATTTTAAATTGTTCGGAAATACTAGATATGTAAATCAATACATTTCTGAAAACTATCCAGAAGATCATATAGTATTTGATATTAATAAAATCAAACTAATTACTATTGATATTGAGGTTGCATCAGAAAATGGATTTCCTGATGTAAGAAGTTGTAGTGAAGAAATACTTACAATTTCTATTCAGAATTATTCAACAAAAAAAGTTATAACCTGGGGTGTAAAACCTTTTGAAAGTAAAGATCCTAACGTAAAATATATTGAATGTAAGGATGAATTTGATCTTCT